ATTTGCTTTAATACCTGACGCTGTCGCTTCAAAATGTTTTCAATGATGGCTGTATTATATTCGTTATGAATAAACAATTTCGGCACCAATTTGCCGTAAAATCCGTTCCCCTCTTCTGTGCCTGAAATCACTGTTCCAATGGGAATATCTTGATGATAAAAAAGCAAATCTCTTACTAGATATGATTTACCAGTATCACGCCGTCCAATTAATACGATAACGGGGCCTTTAGATTCATTTGGTTTAAAACTGATACTTTTCATGTCAAATCTTTTTAATTCTAAATTCATTATACTTATCAGTAAAGATAAATAAAAATAAGTTACGCATTAAATTAATGAATTAAGGAATAAAGAATAAAAGAATAAAATAGTTTAGAAATAAATGAGTTAAAATGTATATATATTAATCTTTTTATTTGCTAAATGGCAATCTCAATTAATTACCAAAAAAGAAAGAATATTAACCTATTTACAAAATTTCAAACTAACAAAAATCTCAATTTAAGCAATATCCAAAACTACATTCCTATTTACGACAAATTTTTTTCTTTGAATGAAACAAACTTTAATTCTGTAAATTTAAATCATTACTGGGTTATGTCTGATATAAAAGAAACAAAACCAAATGATGTAGATGACCCAGAACATACATTTATGTGTAAACTTAAAACAATGGATGACAACGATACCTTTAATATAACGCAAAAAGTATTCATCAAAATGGCTCCTTTATTAGACCCATGTAAATATTTAGTTGGCAAATATGATTATACAGATAACCAATTGTTCAATCTTCCTTCTTTTGACAAGACTACAAAAATACACCCTAAATTAGCAGATACAAATAATTTATCATATGTTGATGGATTTTTTTCTTTTTTAACTAGTAAAGTGCTTCACGAACATAAATTTGTTCATGGAATTGATTATTATGGTTCATTCTTGGCTATAAAAAATAACCATAAAATCAACATTATTGACGACATTGACTATCTTATGCAATCAGAGTTTTTTAATAAACAACAAAATGTATTATTTACAGTAGACGACTATTCGCATTTAATGAGCAATCAAGAATCCAAACCATTGCCTGCTCTTACTATATCACAAAGCATTAAAAATATATCTAATAAATCGATGGTTTCAATTAACGATGATATTTTTGAAGACATTTTTTCAGATAATTTGATTACATTGAATGATGTAAAAGATATGGAAAAGGATTTAGTAGACATTACTAATTCCAATGAGTTTTATATTAATACTCAAAAACAATCTGAAAGTTTAAAATCTGGTTCTACATGTTCGTCTAGAACATCACACACGAATGATGGAGATATATTGGACTCTGAAACAGATGACAGTTCTATTGACAATTGCGATGAATGTAATGATTGCGACGATGATGTTGTATCTAAAATTGAAGATTGGGAATCTTGCGAAAGTGAAGAAAATTCAACCGATGAAGAAGAAACTTTATGGTTAACCTTTCCCAAATTTCCAGTTCAAGTTATTTGTACAGAACATTGCGAATATACATTTGATAATTTAATTCTTTCCAAAAAACTGTCACACGACGAATGGTTTTCGGCATTAATGCAAATTATAATGACTTTAATAACATATCAAAAAATGTTTTCATTTACACACAATGACCTTCATACTAGTAACATTATGTATATTTCAACTAACAAAAAATTCTTATATTATGTGTATAAAGATAAAACATACAAGGTTCCTACCTTTGGCAAAATATTTAAAATCATTGATTTTGGGCGGGCAATATATCGATTCAATGGAAAAATATTTTGTAGTGATAGTTTTCATAATAATGGAGATGCTTCGTCTCAGTATAATACAGAACCATACTTTAACGATAAAAAACCAAGATTAGAACCTAATTTTAGTTTTGATTTATGTAGATTGGCTTGCTCTATATTTGATTATGTTGTTGATGATTTTGAAATAATCAAAAATATTAATGATTGTGAACCAATTGTTAAATTAATGGTAGATTGGTGTATTGATGATAATGGCATTAATGTATTATATAAAAATAATGGGGTAGAAAGATACCCAGATTTTAAATTATATAAAATGATTGCCCGATGTGTACATAAACATACTCCGCATTCGCAATTACAGAGACCCGAATTTAGTAAATTTATGATATTACAAAAAAATGTTCCAAAGGGGGAATCAATCATTAATATTGATACATTTCCGTCATATTGTTAGTATATACTTTTACACCTTTTACATTTCAAACACCGATTATTATAATAAAATTGATTTAAATTAATTATATAAAAATATTGTAATGTATAATTAACAAATGAGTAAATATAAATGCGAACACGGAAAAAATAAATATTTTTGTAAAGAATGTGGAGGATCTCAAATTTGTATACATAGTAAAAATAAAGCAAAATGTAAAGAATGTGGTGGGTCTCAAATTTATATTCATAATAAACAAAAAACTACATGTAAAGAATGTAAAGGTTCTGGGTTTTGTATTCACGATAAACAACAATATATTTGCGTTGAGTGTAATGGAAACGGAATTTGTAAACATAAACTAAGAAAAACATTATGCGATGAATGTGGTGGTTCAGGATTATGTATTCATAAAAAACAAACAGAATTATGTAAAGATTGTGGAAATAATACATACGAATATTTATGTCAACATAATAAAAATAAATATTATTGTAAAGATTGTGGAAATAATACATACGAATATTTATGTCAACATAATAAAAATAAATATTATTGTAAAGAATGTGGTGGTACACGAATTTGTACGCATAATAAAAATATTCAATATTGTAAAGAATGTGGTGGAGATAAATTATGTAAAAATACTTGGTGTGAAATAACAGGAAATCAAAAATACAATGGATATTGTTTAGTATGTTATGTAAATATGTTTCCTAATGAACATAACGTGAGAAATTACAAAACAAAAGAAAAATATGTGGTTGACCACATCACTCAAATATTTACCAATTTTACTTGGGTTGCAGATAAAAAAGTCCAAGATGCCTGTTCTCGTCGTCGTCCAGATTTATTATTAGATATGGGTTCACACATTATTATTGTTGAAGTTGATGAAAATAAACATATTGATTATGATTGTAGTTGTGAAAATAAAAGATTAATGGAATTATCGCAAGATTTACAACATAGACCAATAGTATTTATTCGGTTTAATCCAGATGATTATACTAATCAAGACGGCATATTAGTAAAATCTTGTTGGAAATTAAACAAGTTAGGGGTAATACAAATTACAAAAACAAAACAAAAAGAATGGGAAGAACGAATGGAAACTTTGAAACAACAAATCCAATATTGGATAGATAATCCAACTGAAAAAACAATAGAAATTATTGAATTATTTTATTAATTTGTTTTATAAAATCGGAGTTTGAAATGTAAAAAGGTATAGCAATTTAGAAATATATAAAGTCGATATTTATATATTTTTTAGTGTGTGTGTTTGTTATACTTTATAAAAGTATAAATAAATATTATGAGTCGTCATTTTGGGTTTATAATTACAAGACATGTAAAATCAGTGATTACAAATAAATATTGGAATCAAAGTATAAAACTTATACGCACATATTACCCGCATAAACAAATTGTGATTATTGATGATAATAGCAATAAATTATATGTTAAACCTGATTTTGATTATCAAAATATAATAATTATTCAGTCTGAGTATCCTGGAAGAGGTGAACTGTTGCCTTATATTTATTTTTTAAAATATAGATGGTTTAACAATGCGGTAATACTACACGACAGTGTATTTATTCATAAACGAATGCCATTTGAATTATTGACTGTTCCTGTATTGCCATTGTGGCATCATCCATATGATAAGGACAATTTATCAAATTTAACACGCATTGCTTCGGCATTAAATAATTCAGGTTCTTTAATAAATAAACTGACGGCAACGCCTGTATTAGGCATGAATGTAGACCAATTAATATTATGTTTTGGGGTTCAATCATTTATAAACTTGCGATTTTTAGATTTAATTCAACAAAAATATCGAATTACAAATTTAGTAAACGTTATACATAATAGAACTGACCGTTGTGGATTAGAACGAATATTTGGTGCGTTGTTTTGTTTAGAATATCCTAATTTATTAAACAATAAATCGCTATTTGGGTCAATACATAATTTTCCAAAAGCATTTGGGTATAATTATAACAATTATATGCAAGATTTACATAATAATAAAGTAGTTCCTGGAGCATTTGTTAAAGTGTGGACTGGGAGATAAGCAATTGAAGATTTTAAATGGGCTACATATTCAATAGCGTTAAAATATCACCATTTACGTAATGATGTATTAAAAAACTTATTAAACCAATTAACACATCTACCAATAAATATATCCAAGATTGTTTATTGCCTATAATCGCATTATAAGCAAATAAAAAATATAAAATAGAATGTATAGGTCTTAAATTATTCCACCATATTTTCTCTCCAAATACTTCCGCACCTGTTTTTCTGGTTCCTGTTAAATATATATACATAAAACCTATAGCAGGCACTAAGGCCAAATAACCTAAATATTTTAAATATTTCGCATTTATATATTTAGCAATAATAACAAATAGAGAACGAATTCCAATGCAACCAATTAAAAACATCAAAAATCTTTGTTGTAAATGATTCATTATATATTATAAATGTAGTAAATTATAAATGTAGTAAATTATAAATGTAGTAAATTATAAATGTAGTAAATTATAAATGTAGTAAATTATAAATGTAGTAAATTATAAATTGTATATTACTACATTTTGTAATTAAAACGGAGGATTATCTGTAAATGCGATTGGGTTTACATTGTGTATGGTTTCGTTTATTACAGGATTTAATTGTTCAATAATAAAACTACCAGATACAACACTAATATAAACTAACAAAGAATCGCGAATTAAAAATTTAAGAGGCTTACTTTCTTTTTCGATGTATCTCATTTCTAAAAACTTGCCAATAAAAAAGATGACAGATATAAATCCTGCTACTAAAAATATATTATCCATATTACAATATATTTTTACATTTTCAATTATTAATAAACGCAATTATGCTAAAATCTCTATATCATCCAAAAATAAATCAGAGTCTATTTTTATATCTGCGGTGCCAAAATTATGAATATCTAAAGTATCTAATGATATATCCTCGTTAGATATAACAAGTGTTTCATCATCAGATTCTTCTTCCATTTTTCGTTGCTTGTTTCTTATCGCGCTAATTTCTTCCAATCTATCAATTGATTTTGGAGCGTTTATAAATTCTTCTGTTCCATTTTTAGTCATTACTTGGTCAATGTCGTTAAACTTTAGTTTATTATTTATATTTAGTTCTTCTGTTATAACAACTGGTTCTACTTTATCAACGGTTTCCACAATTTGTTCTTTTATTTCTTCAACAACATCTTCTTCAACAGTTTCATCCATATATGCTCTTAAAATATTCTCAACTGGGATGCTTTCTCTCACTGAATTTAAAATACATTCTTGCACAATAATTTCAAGTTCTCTATTATGTTTTTGAACTTGTAAAGGAGGAAGATTTATTTCAAATAAATATACATTTTTATATACTTTTCTGGCTACATTAATATACATTTTATGTATAAAATCATCTAATTTGGGTATATTAATGTCTATTTTTTTCTGTCGTTGTCCAACTCGCATTGCTGTTAGCAGTTTCAATTGAATTATATGTATACAAGTAACTAATTCTTCTAAATAACTACACCCACTTCTTTCAATAATTCTTTTACGTTCTTGCTCAATAATATTGGCGTTCCACTTTGGAATTCTGGCAGTAAAATTTTGAAATGTCATTAAATACTTATCTAATTCACCATTGTCTTTACATAATTTATAAGATTCATCAAAAATAGATTTTAAACCTTCAATTACTAAAGGTGTTAAAATAACTAATAAACGTGCTCCCCATTCATTCTTTGATTCGTGTAACGAACTAACATTAAAATCATCCATAATGTATTTAACATATGTTAAAAAATGGCTATTTTAACTCATTTATTATAATTTCCTAGTATTTGTTAGTATACTAAAATGATTACTTGATAAATGGTATAACAATTGTATATATTATTTATAAATGTTTACAACCTATATAAATGTTGGAAAATCAATTAAAATGAGTTAAAGGGGATTTCGAAAAGTGGATTTTGGACATTTATAAATGTCCAATTTCAGAAAACGGAGGGAAGGTTTGAAAAAAGAATGTTAAAAATGAGTTGTGACCATAATGCTCTCTTTTTCAAAATGAATTGAAAAATGTTGTTATCATACTATTTTTACAGTTTATGGAAATATCTTTAAAATAATGTGCTGATACTTTTGGGTTTCCAAAATGGAAATGAAAAAGTATCACGTTAAAAATAATTGAATTTTAAAGACACAATAACATCTATAAATTATAAAAAATAGTTTAAAAGTCTCCTACATCGATACTTTTGGAAACCCAAAGTATCAGTATTTAAAATAATGTAATAAATGAACCATTGTTGGAAAATCAATTAAAATGAGTTAAAGGGGATTTCGAAAAGTGGATTTTGGACATTTATAAATGTCCAATTTTGGAAAACGGAAGGAAGGTTTGAAAAAACTTTGTTTAAAATGAGTTGTGACCATAATGCTCTCTTTTTAAAAATGAGTTGAAAAATGTTGTTATGATAATATTTTTCATTTTATAGAAATATCTTCAAAATAATGTGCTGATACTTTTGGGTTTCCAAAATGGAAATGAAAAAGTATCGCCTTAAACAAATATGTCATCGTTAAGACCAATTAACATCTATAAATAATAAAAAACCATTTAAATGTTCCCTACATC